TCCTAAAGCACTACTATCTGCAAAATCTAATCTAAATCCATTGGTGCCATACGTACCCGTGTAAGTTATGGGCTCCCAAATATTTGTAACGGGGTTTGTTGCACCAAATGATGTTGGGCCTAAAGAACTACCATCAGCTAAAATCATTTCTGCAAAATAACCATGATAATAATTAGAACCTGTTACAATTCTACCTATATTTAAAGTTGAGCCATTGTTATTTAAGTCAGTTACATAATCTTGTGGAATGTCAGGTGTGCTATTCACGTCTAAGCTAGTTTCTTGTACTCCATTTATGTATAATCTAAATCTATCTGATGCACTTGCTTGTGTACTATCAAATCTTATAACCACATTCATCCAAGCAGAAAAATCTCTAAATAATCTATTTGTTCTTCTTCTTAAAAATGTTCCATTAGTTCCTGATGTTCCATTTTTAAATTGTATATCTAAACCATTCCCACTTTTCGTAGCAATTTCTATATAATGATTTCCATTATTGTCACTTGATAAGTGAAAAAGACCCATACTTGATTCATCAGTAGATTTTTTCATCCAAAAACTTAATGTAAATGTTTTTCCTGTGCTTGATGATATTGTCTGACTTAAATAATCGCTACTTGCTCTATTAAATCTACATGAGTTAGCGATAGTTGTTTGTGGAAAAGCAAGAGGCCATGTAGATCCTGCTTGTGATTCAAATTGACTATCTAAGGACCATACACCTGAAGCAACTAATGTTGTTGGTGTATTTATTTTTCCTATGATTCCGCCGTTATTCTGGTCCATTAGCTACTCCGTTTCGCTCCATCAGTGGACTCCTACGCGTCGTCTATAGATTCATATGATACGAATAAATCTAAATCAGAAGCAGCTCCTGCTCCTCCCTTTAGAACATCTGATTCCATTAAGTAGATTGGTGTGTCAAGTAAAACTAACGTTGAGTCTGCTGGCACTGATATTGTTTTTGCAATAAAAAAAGTTCCGGATGTATCAAAATCAGAAATACCATCTGGAGTAAAGTTTGCTTTTGTGATTGAAACAGTTACGTCAGCTGCATTAGTTCCATCAACGTTTGCAACTGTAATTCTATTTATTTTTACAACTTTGTTTGAAGCAACAGTCATTAAAGTCGTTGTAGTGGTAGCTGTTAAATTAAATCCTACCGATTCACCTTTAATACTTGTTACTGATACTATATTTGGGTTTGCCATAATTTACTCCTTTTATCCGAATACGATTGCCATTGCAATAGCTTTTCCTGTTGTAATTCCACTAGATGGTGTTGTAAAACTTAGTGTTCCAGATCCATCGGTCTGAAGAACCTGACCACTAGTACCATCTCCTGCAGGAAAAGTCAAAGCATCAATAGTTATTGTTCCTGAGCCTTTTGGCTGTATGGATACACCAATGTTAGTATCTCCACCAGATGCAGTCAGTGTTGGCTTGTTTCCTGTGGCCGCGTTTGCGTATGTTATTTCATTAACCGCAGAACTTGTAGCTGTTAATTTAAATAATTCATTGCCATTTGTATCTAAAATAGATGTTCCTATTTTAGGTGATGTTAAAGTTTTATTTGTTAAAGTTTGTGTGCCAGTTAATGTAACGTCACCAGCTGGTAAAGTATCAATGTCAGGATTAGTTCCATCATTTGCAGTTGCAAATACAATAGCATCACCTTTATTATCTGCTGCAAAAGTAAACGAATCACCACTTCCTGATGCATATTTAAACTGAACTGTGAAAGATCCTGAAGTTGAATTTCTTAAAAAATAAAAAGTTTGAACATCTAAAGGTATTGTTACAATTTGATTTCCTGTAATAGTTCCTGTAAACTCAATCATTCTATGCGAAAGTTCTGCATTTAATGATCCATCACTTACTGCTAAAGCTGTAGTTTGTGCACTACCTGCAATATCTTTTGCGATATATCCACCAGATATTTGTTCAATAATTTGTAAATTAGTATTAGTTTTTGTTCCCCATGTACCAGCATTTTCACCGGTTGCCATTAGTTCAACACCAAGAGGTGTATATGTTGATGCCATAAATTTATCTCCTATGCAGCGTCAGTATAACTTGTATTTGATCCAGTTGCAACATCAGAATACGATGTATTCGATCCTGTTGAAACCCCACTATAAGATGTATTTGAGCCAGTGTCAACATCCTCATAATGAATAATAAATGGAGATCCAACAGAGGCTGTTATTTCAAAACTTTGTAATCCTACAATTTGATCAGCAATATCAATAGAACCCACAGAGGCACTAAATGATTGACCTGTAAGACCCATGATTTGATCTGCCGGATCAATAGTCCCTACGCTAAAACTTGCAGATAAACCTGTAGGTGTTACAACTGCAGAACCTCCCCCTACAATTACACCAACTGAAGACGTTATTTCTTGACCTGATAAAGTTACATCTTCATTTGGAACAACAACTGATCCTAAAGAAGAACTAATAGAAAAACCAGTTGGTGCTATAATAGTTCTTGTATCTGCAATTACAGATCCTAAAGCTGAAGTAATTTCACTACCTGTAACAGATACATCTTCGTTTGGAGCAACAGCAGTTCCTAAACTTGCAGTAAAGCTTTGACCTGTTAGACCCATTACTTGATCTGCAGGTGTGATAACACCTAATGCACTAGCTATTTCTTGATCTGCTAAAGTTAAACTTACATCAATAACGTTTGTAAGTGATCCTACACTAAATGTTGAAGAGACACCGGTTATACTTGGTGTTACGTCGATTACAGGAGATATAGATCCAACACTAAATGTTGAAGATAGACCAGTTACTTCAGCTGTTACGCTAACTGCAGTAGATACAGATCCAATACTTGCAGAAAAAGAAACACCAGTTGGGTCAACTACAACTGCATCTTTTAGTTCACCCCACTCATCTTCACCCCAAGATTTTGCACCCCAACCTACTTTTAAAGTTGTGGCTTCATTCCAATTAGCCTGTCCCCAGGTTAATCGGCCCCATCCTGAAGTAACATCGGGCACTTGACCCTCCTTACGCTAATCTGATGATTGCGTTACTTGCGTCTGCTGCTGGAAATTGAATTGTGAATGTTCCGTTGGTTGCAGTTTTATCTGAACCAAAGGCTATAACCGCAACAGCATCAGTAGTACCACTACCGCCATCTGTTGTTGTATTATAAATTAAAGCACCGTTTGCAGTGAATGAAGCTGATGTATAAGATACGTCAGCAAAATCTGTGAATGCAGTTGTTGAAGATAAAGACACACCTTGATTTGTTAAAGTTGCTCCACCTGCACTGTATGCAGATCCTGATGTATTTGAAATTTCATTTGATGTTGAGTAATCAGTAGTTGATGCACCTAAACTTGCAGAACTTGTAAAAAGTGCAATTTTAAAAGTGTGTCCACCTGACGAATCAAAATCGTGTTTACCCTGTAAAAGTTCTTGTTTGAAACTTGAACATATCGCTGATGTAATTGCCATAGTTTATCTCCTATTGTCTTGCTGAAGGTATCGGTATACGTACAGTTCCGTCTGTGTAGTCGTCTCTTTTACGTCTACCAAGTTGCTCTGCAGCAAACTTCTCTATTTCCTGTTTATACTTATTTTCGTATAGTGTCAACATATCTATTGGACCTTTTAAAAATCCATATGCTTCTACTAGACATGCATATAATAAGCCATTTGGAAAGTATTGGCTAATATAAGTCGTTGTGTTTGAACTCGATAATGGTGTTGGAACAGCTTCATAGTGAATTTTAAATATGTATGTAGTATCAGGTGCCGGAGCCAATAATAATGTTCCTGAAGTAGTATCAGTTACACCTGTTGCACCACCGAACATAGCATAATATTTTGGTTGACCTCTTTTTGCAGATTCTGTTGAAGGCACATATTCTTGTAAATAAGATTCGTCTTTTTTTTCTAACCATCTATTAGCACCAGTTGAAGCAGACGTAGAATCATAAACTTGCACACCTTTTACAAATAAAGTTTGTGCTGGAACGTTAATTGTATTTTGACCAGTAACTAAATTACCAATAGATTGTTTTTTATATGCATCAATTGGAACATCTCTTAAAATTCTAAATTCTGCATCTTCAATAATTCTATTGATAATAGCTGCAGTTAATACATTAGAATCTACTTCTGTATAGTTTCTAATATCAGTTACTAAATTATCGTAAGTGAACCCTGCCATTATGCTTGCTGTGTTACAGGTCCTGCTGTAACAAAGTCTCCTCCTGATTTTTCTGTTACTGTAGCATTAGAGCCACAGCTAAATACATAAGTATTAGTTGTTACACTACTTATACTAAATCCTGAACTATTTTCAAATACTGTATAAGCTAATCCTCCAGGGCTACCATCTACATTTCTAAATCTAACAGTATCACTATTTGATCGACCATGATTTGGTTCTGTCACTGTAACATTAGCAGATCCACTTGTTAAACTAAATGGATTGCTTGGTAATAAATTCTGTGTTGCTGGCTCTGTTCTAGCTGGTCTTGCATTTTCTAATCCTTCAGGGTCACCTGTAAATCTTCTAGGTTCTAATTGTGGTTGTTTAGCTTCGAATTCTGAAACATGCACCAAAGAACCATTCCATTCTCTCACCATTTCGTTGTATGGAAACTCCATACCAGATCTATCAGATATTGCTTTTGCGTATTTACCTTTTGCTAAATTAGACATTTGGATAATAAGTTTTAGGTGTTATGTAAGAGCTTGAAGAAGAACCATCTTCTTGTAATGCTCTATTTAATTCATCTTCATATAGAAGTTTCATTTGTTGAACGAGTTGTGGATTAAATTTTTGAGCTAAATAAAATGCTAATCCAGAAACCATACATGGTACAAATCTATATGGTACGTCTGTTGCATTTGTATAATCACCTACATCTTGAATTCTTTTTACGTAATAATAATTTATAAATTTACCTGCTTGATCAGAACCAGGAGTTAAGTACAAAGTAATTGTAACTTTATCAATAAATCTTTGTACAAAGTATTGAGTAGGTTGTCCTGTAGATGTTTTATTAGATAAAGCTTGATAACTAGATCTATTTATTTTTGTTAAAGGTGTGTCAACGTTTGAGTTTCTAAAAGAAGCTTCTAATACATCGTCTACTCCATAAACAGCTGTAGCATCAGATGTGCCATCACCTGTTGATCTAAACATTGTGTATGTAGCTTGATCTGCAACTAAAGTAATATTGTTATTTGCAACTTCCCAATAGTGAAGTCCTCTGTTTGCCCATTCTTGAAACATTATATTTAAAGAACGTCTTGCAGTACGTAACTGATTACCAGATACGCCCTGTAATCCTATTCTTTCATAAGCATCTTCTATAATTTCATCTATAGAAAAATTCTTATCAAATATAGCTGTTCCAGAGGTAGTGTTAGCCATTTAACCTCCTACTTATCAATCAATAGCGTTGCGCCTACTAAATTAGCAATTGCAGAAACTTTCATTCCACCTGGAAATAAAATTCCATCTTCAGGTATGTTAAATGAAAAAACATCACCTTCAGGACAATCTCCCTGAAATAAAGTTGTGCTATCAGAGTTGTCTTGCAAAGTTATTGATCCAGCTCCAGATCCATCAGAAGCTAAAATCATTCCTCTTAATCTAGTTCTGCCAGCAAAAACTGCTCCTGTCGCTGAAACTCTAACTGCTTTTACGTCACCCTTCATAATTTTTGTTCTCCTTAAAATTTATGTGGGCCCGAAGGCCCACACTAAATTAATTATTAACTTACTGCCGCACTAAACGGTGTAGCTAAGTCACCAGTACCACCAGTAACTACTGAAACTAACCATTTACCTGAAGCAAGTACAGTACACTCAATTGTTGCATGAGTTACACCACCAGTTGTTGATCCATTTAAAGTGATCGTGTCTGATGTTGAAGCTGTCATGAAACCTTCAGTGTTATCGTTAGTGTCTGTATCAACAATAATTGCTGTACCAGTCATAACGTCTGTAGCGTTTGCAACTTGAACAATTAAACTTCCTGTTTTAGTGATAGAACTTACAATTGTAAATTTAGCACCAACATTACTTAAGTTGTTTAAGTCAGCTCCTGGTCCTGCAACTGCAGAATCAGCGTTTGCATTTATCGCTGGTAATGTATAAGTCACTGCTCCTGCTGCATCATTATGCACAATTCTACCTGAGTGAGTAGCAACTGTTAATGATACACTTGAGTCAGCGTCTACAACATTAGCCGGACCTGTAGTAATAAATCCATTTTTAGATGTTACCGGTCCTTGAAACGTAGTGTTTGCCATAGTGTTATCCTCCTAGTTTCCGTTTATGTAGTCTCTAGGCCGTCGACTATACGCGTCTACATAAACTGATTTTTGTATAGTGGCAAAACTATATACTACATTTTAGTAGAGTGCAAGAGAGCCTGTAATGTGGAGTGGATTTTTTCCAACGATGTAGCTTTTTGTTAAGTAGCTACAGAAACTTGTGGAGCAATGGCATCAACTTTATTCTGCAAATGAGCTTGTTTAGCTTCTGCAGCTTTTATATGTTGAACGATCTTTTTGACTTGGTCATCGATCCTTACCATATTGAGAGTATATCTACCCTCGTTAAGATGCTCTTGCTTCCATTTCAGGTCCAGGGTTTCCTTCTCTTTGTAGAGATCCTGGATGTGCGTTTGCATCGTCATTTATAACCTCCTCATAGGTTATTCTATATTTGTCTGAAGCATATACGTTTGCTCCGACATATTCCCATTTTATATCATTTACTCCTAGTTTGTCAACTATAGCTTGTTCAAGGGAAATAGGGTCATCGTTAGATGACACTTCAAATTTTGCGTAGTGATCGTATGCGTTTATTGTAACTATAAATTTTTTCATGGTTTTTCTTTCTATTTTGTAATTGTGGCGGAACAATGTCCCGCCACAAAAATTTAGATATTAAGCACCTGGTGATGCAAAGATACCTCTGAAGTCAGATACGCCGAAGCTGTATCTTTCTCTAGCTTTGTATCTTACGTTACCAGTATCGAAATCACCTTCCATCGCTGTTTTGATAGGAGATCTTTCGAAGTACTTCATGCCGTTAGGTACA